CTTTCTGTAAGCTTCTACAGGGTCAGCACCTTTATATTCTTCTGGCATACATTGAGGTGGAGGATGCCAACCTGTATCTGGTATTTTTTGACGTATATCGTCTGTATTAAGTTCTGCAATTTTAGCTCTAGTTTTATGTTCTTTAGAGCCAAATCGTATGTAGAACTCGTCACATAAGTAATCTGCTAATTCGCATAAAAAATCGTAGTGTCTACGAGATTGGCCTGTCCATAATGTAGCGGGATGCTTGGAAAAAGCACCATTGACATTCATATTATAGCCAACGTCAAAGCCATGAGTTCGTGCGACTATACTTAACATCTGAGCTGATTCTAATATCATCTTCGGTACATGCTTATCGCAGTGATAATGTGCTGCGACTAAAGGGTGTGGATGTAAGTAAAATATATTCATGATTTATCTAAAAATAACATAATACTACTTCCTGCAAATATCATACCGACACTGAAGGGTACGATGTAATGAATCCACGCTACAGCGTTTGCGTTAAATATGTCATGACTAAATATATAAGTAGATAGTGCAACTGTAATAGTAACACTAAATATAGCAGTTGTTTTTATCATAATTTTCCTTTCTATGGTTTATTTAAAATATAATCTAATTTATACCTAATTATACCTAAAATACTATCAGTGTGATTAACTTCTACATTATAGTGCTTATCTAAGTCACGAAGGATAAAAATAAGTAAATCACGTTGCTTTTTATTATCTTTTTCTAACATCGTTATCTTATCTTCAAGGCCGTCAATAATCTGATGTGAGTCCATAATATCTTCCTTTCTATTAGTGGCGAGAGTTACTGTTGGTTCACCTTTCACTCTCTTTAACTAATCCACGACCACGATTATTTGAGTGGAGCAAGGAATAAACAATCACTTAGCTTATAATTAATTGACTTACTCCACTCTATCTTGCGCAGTGTCTCAGCTGCTCAAGTAAGGTTCTTCTCTTTGCTTCATTGCTACTTACATAGCATTTTTATACTGGCTTGAATTAAGGACGTATACCTTCAACACCCGATACCACGCTGCCAGTGGCACTAGAGAATCTTACTCCTGATCAAGAGGTACGTACTCTCTAGCTAGAAACATTACAATAACAACTAGTCAAACGCTATTTTTTCTGTTTCTAATTAAGTATCTATTATTCTTTAACATTAAAATACCATTCTTTTTTAATCTTATCAAAATACTTCGTAAATGTGCTTGGAAATTCTTATGATTAACAAATCCTTCATGAGGCTCTAAATTATTATCTCTAATATGTTTATACAGTTCAACACGATTTAAATCAGGATTAGTGCGTATGATGTCCGTGAGCCACTGCTCTCGTTTCTTGCCATTACTCCTCTTAGGTTTCTTTTCAGTCCAATTAGTTTTAGGCTTTTCTTTCTTTTCCCTTACTCCATCGACCATGTAATATCCCTCCATTATCATAGTGTTTCGAATAAGAGTAGTGCCGTCATCTCGTTTAAGTTCACTCGTTTCAAAGATAGGCTCGACCCATGTTTTTTTAACTTTCGGCTCGTCATCTAAGTTGCGTAAAAAATCAGGGATATCTAATAAATCATCGGTCATAAACTATAACTTTCATGTTTTCGTAAAGTTTATCGTGCCAGTTTGCGTCAGCGTCCGTAAAGATTAATTTATTATCCCACTCGTCTAACTCATCATGATATTTATAAAGTTGTATCTCTATCGAGTATCCTATAATATGTCCGTTTTTATAATGACGGTTGTACTCTTTAACGGTACCATCTTCGAATGCATAACTTACTTCGTCATCGTTTACTGCGTGCCAATGATCAAGAAGCTGGATACGTTGACCTTCTAACACGTCAAATAATTTAGTGATACGTCCTTCTTGTAACTGGCGAGATAGACGGTCATAAGTACACTTATTACAATCTACCTCGCTTTCTTCACCTTCGAATACGACTTTTATTGTATATAAATCTTTGCAGTTCTCGCAGAAGGGAATTCTCATTGTTTGCTCCTCTCATCTATCATACGTCCAAGTACAAATATCATGAAAGCGATAGCAATTAAAGATAATAAAATTAATCCTAATAAAATATTAGTTATCATTTTGTGCTCTCCTAATTTTAAATAACTCTTTTCGAATGTGAATCAAATCTTTTATCTTATCATCTAGCACTCGATTAAGTCCTTTGATTTCGTGGTCTTTTATGGCGAGCCGACCTTCTAAGAGGTCGACTTTCATAATTAATTTTCTTTCTTCTCGTGTCATACCGATAAGTTATCTCCCTTAAAGTTTTCTACGATAACAGGGCCATGAATATTGCTCATAGTAGAATTTATTTCTTCTTCTCCCGTGTAATACCCGTGATAATATTTACTTGCTTTAAGATTAGGTTTCATGTTATGTAGTAAAGCTTCTTCGTGAGCCCAGCCTTGATACTTTTTACCTTGTATTTTAAGCTGTACACTCTCGATATATCCTTTCGGAGTATCGCCTTGAACTTTACTTTGGAGTTTAGCTAAGTCCCACTTCTTTTTAAAGGGAACAACTTCTTGCGTAACCCCTCCAGATTCGTGGATTACAAGATATCTTCTCATCTTTTCTTCTGCCATAATGTTTTTCCTTTCTTTATGGTTATTTCTTATATTAAACTTTTTTAAAACCCATTAAACATATTAATTAATTAAATTGTTCGGTATTTCCATTGAACGAAGCTTCGCTGAGTTATCTTTATTCAAGTAGAAAATGCAAAATTTACCCTTATCGTTCAATAAAAACTGGTAAACTCTATGATTATTATCTTTTTTACTTTTATCAACTTTAGATACGGGATACATAACAGTCTCATCTAAATCGTCAAACTCTTTCTCAGAATATCCGTGATTAAAATTATCTCTATTATATGTATTGTACATCTGTAGTAATTCTTTATTCGCATATAGTATGTTATTCATCTTATTTTCTCCTAATGTATTGTGGGACTCCCATCTAAATCATCAAACGGGTGGTCTTTAACTTTCTTATTAATATCTGGAACGATATTAATATCCATGATGTACTTAACATCTTCGATAAGATTAACAATATAAGAAATACGAGGGTACAATAAAGGACTATCGTATTCTTCAAAACTATATGTTTTTACTTTATCTGTAAAATCCGTGTAAGTAACTTTCACTTTGTGAGCGACCAAAAACGACATCCCTCACTATAATATAAACTTTTAATGAAGTATACAGGTTATGTTTTATCCTCTCTTTCAGTATATGATACTTGTAAATATTCTATTTTAGTTATCCAACCTTTTGGTATAGCGATAGCTCCACCTCCTGATACTTCGTCTTTGTCTTTACTATAAGAACGCATAATAACTACCTTATCTGGACTGTTAGTAATCATCCAGCCAACTTCTTGACACACTGCTAGTGGCGCATCGATAACATCTTTTATATCGAGCCAACCAGTTTCTGTATCACGTGCATCTAACCACGTGATACGAACCATTGGTGTCTTATTTATGTCTAATTTAAGAGATGACGTGCTGCCCTCCCTGTAGTTATCTGCCCACTTAGACTAACATTATTACCATCTCGCATACCATTTTTATAAGCTGCGCCGGCGGTTATACTTGAGTTACTTCTTCGTGTGCTTAATCTTACTCCATCTTTATGTAATCTATCATCGCAGAGCTGTAACTCTGTTTTATAAAGAGCAGGAAGATTTTTATTTTGATTCTCTATCTTATCAGAGGGATCGTGACGAACACTCGCTGTATAAAGTTCATTTATACGTTCACGAATACGGTGAGCAATACCTAATTCATAATTTCTTTTTATTTTATTAAGTTGTCGACCATCGCCTGGTAAAGGAGCAACATGAGAAGCTCCCATACGTTTAATAGTATCTGTAAGATAAGTAACCATACTTTTAGTAATCTCAATATTATGATCTCTACCGATTATATGGTGTTCTACTTTAGTTGATTCTTTATACATATCATCTACTACTCTTTTCGTACCATAAAAATATTTACAAAAATATAATTTAGAAGTACATGAGTATAAAGTTTTAATCCATTCATCTCGCATAACTGCTAACATCTTATCATGTAAGATTTCATCGGCATTGACTTCTTTAATATCCGATAAATTTAAATTATAAGTTGAGAGGAGTTCGTGCGCTTTCTTAAATGCAAAAGCAGCTTCTGCTTCACTCGCACCTTCGTCACGAGATAAAGCTAATAGCTTCTGTATTTTGCTTTTTATAGATTCTTTATTATCCATAAATTTTTCCTTTCTGTTACTTTACTATATTAATTATTTTTAAGAACAAAAAAACAGTTAATTATTCTTTTTTATCAAATATTCTTTAATATCTTCCCACCCTTCAGCTAAAGCTAATTCTTTTAATTTAGTATAAACAACGCCAGAATTTAGCTTCTCTGCTTCGTCTGTGTCGAATAAATAAACTTCTCTAGATACTTTTACTAATAGAAATACCGCACCTTTATTTCGTTTAAAAGACCTGTGCCAAGCTATCTGTTCTACTGATACTTTCGTCCGACATTTACTGGTTTCATGAACTGGCTTATCAATGTACTTACCTTCAACCCAACCCATGACGCCATTATGGCAATAAAATAAATCAGGGATTCCTCTTTCTATTGCAGTTTCTATTCGTTGAAGAAATATGTCAGGCCATTTCTTTCGACATGCCGTCCAAAGATTTTTCTCACTCACTTAATCTCTCCCCAACTTGCTCCTCTCTCAACGTCTACCTCTAATGGAACATTTAACTCAACTGCGTTCTTCATAAGATTAACTACTTCATTAAGTTTTTCTTCGCCTTCTTTAGTGCGAGGTACCGAGAAGTCTAACTCATCATGTATCGTTAATCCTATATCCATAATATTACTGTCCCATACTTTTAACATAGCTGCTTTTGTAACATCAGCGGCTGATCCTTGGATCAAGCAATTTAAAGCTTTATGCGTTTGTGCTCTTTTCAATATCATTCCTTTATATACTTCTTTCGCTTTCTCAATCGGATATGCTGGCTTACCAAAGTTATCCCAACCAGTTGGTTCGTATAAATTAAAATGTCTGCGCCTTCCTAATAAAGTTTTAATATAACCTTTAGTCGAAGCGAATGCGATAGCTTGATTGTTCAATGCTTGAACGAAAGGAACATTGCGATGATACTTCTCAAAAAGAGATTCTGCGTCATCAAAACTTAATCCTAATTCTGCTGCTAATTTCTTTTTTCCCATACCATAAGTCAAACCAAGATTAATAGTTTTTGCTTGTTTTCTCTTGATTCCTGCCATCTCTGCAACCATCTTATGGAAGTCAGTTTGTGTATCAGTTTTGTACTGATTTTGTGCCAATTTTGCTGATTCATTATTCGTCTTACTTGCGAAGTGAACGAGTAATCGTGGCTCTTGTTGTGCGTAATCTACACATACCCAATCGTGTTCTTCTTCAGGAATAAATAAACCTCTTACTAATGGTGCTAACTCAGGGTCATGTGCGGGTACTTGTTGAAGATTAGGATGTGACGAACTAAATCTACCTGTTACTGTTCCTGTAGAATGTAATTGACAATGCAATCTTCCATTAACTGATTTCTCAATAATCATATTTTCAATAAACGTACCTTTTAATTTATACAGTTTTCTTACTCGTAAAATTAAAGGGCTAATATTATCTTCTGCTGTGTTTAACCAGTCTTGAGTAAATGATGGTGATCCTTTGGCCGTGTATGTATATTTAATATTCTGTGAATCGTAAGCTCTCGCTATACTTTCATTAGCCCATACATTTACTTCTCCACCTATAATATAGTTTAACTGTTTTTGCGTTTCATTTTGTTTTAAGTAAATCGTATCCTTTAGCTTCGATGCTTTCTCAATATCAACTCGAACACCTTTCTTTCTCATTGATAATAGTAAAGGAATCATACGAGATTCCATATCAAGTACGGGAAGTAATTCTTCTTGCTTTAATAAAGGGTGTTGTTTTTTAAAAACTTCCATAGTCAGCTCAGCATCTTTCTCAGCATAAGGACCAACGTATGACGAATGTAATCTCCACAAATTACTTTTAACATTTGCTCTTCCAGAGAAGTGTGAACGAACAGCTTCTTCTAAAAGTGATTCATCTTTCTTTTGACCTAAATAATCTGCTGATATATTATCTAAAGAGAATGACCTACGATTCTCATTAAGTAAAGTTTCTGCTACTTGAACGTCATATATTTTTCCTTGAGTATTTATTCCTAAAGTAGATAGCCACTCTAAATCGTATAATGCATTAGCGAAAATCTTCGTTTTAGGCGTCTCCAGTGCGTTTTTTAAATACGATACGATTAGTTCCTTAGGAAGATTACCGCCATCTTGGTGTGCTATTGGTAAATAACATTTTCTTCCTCCCTCATCGCAGAGAGAAATACCTACTACAAATCCATCGTTACGAAATCCACCAGGCCCATTCTTTTTTAAATTAGGATCATACGTTTCAGTGTCAATAGCTAAAGCTTTTGAGTCGCTGTAATTAATTAAAACCTCAGGAGGTCTCCAGTTACTGGCGGGTTTGAATAGGTCGTTCATAAATAATATACTCTCTTTCTGATTTTTTCCAAAGTTCTAATGGTTCTACGTCTGTATATAAAGTAGGAAAAATTAAAATACTACAAGAAGTATTTAATAATAATTTTACACACGTCATACATGGACTTACTGTGCAGTAACATTTTTCAATATCATAAATATCTTTACATTGAAGTAATGCATTCTGTTCTGCGTGAATCGCTTCGCAAGAATTTAATCCTTCTCCTGATGGAAACTCTGCTCCACTACATGGTAAATCTAAACAGTGCACTGCTCCTGCAGGAACTCCATTATACCCTGTAGCAAGAATATGATTTTTAGAATTAACTAACACACATCCAACGTTACGCCGGATGCATGTTGCTTGTTCCGAGACAGTCTTAGCGATGTCTAAAAAAGTTTCGTGCTTACTCGGCCTTGCTGAAAAGTTCATGTCCAAACCCACTATAATCCATATGATTAGCATGTTTTAAAAATGCTACGAAATCAGATGCACTGTTATAATCCTTTAAATTCAATGGTTTATAGTTCACATAATCTTCATAATTAGAACGAGTACACATATCTGCTGACTCAAAATCAGGTTCGTATAGATGACGTGACCCTGCATTAATAGTCGTTATTCCTAATCCTACTTCTATATTATAAATGTCTTTTAATAATAAAGCAACGTATGCGCCAAGCATAGAAAAATTAAAATTATCATAAGGCCAACCTAGCCATAAATCGTTAGACCTCATGTTAGCTATAATATGTAATTTATCTTGACGAATTAAAAACTGAAAAGATACCGTGCAAGGTATGTCGTTAGTATCGTAAGGACTTTCTCTCCAAATATTCATAACTGCTTGTCTCGTGTTTCTATCTTCTTTTAATGATCTGCATACATATTGAAGTTGGTCTATAATTTTAGGACCATATGCACCTCTAAAGAAATACTTATCATCACTAAATTTACCAATCATCTTAGAGTAAGGTTCTATTGTACTTAATTTATTATCACCACTTAATATCCAATAAGCTTCTTGTGCCATAAATTTATAGCCTAATAATCTTCTCGTGTTAGTAACGATAGGGTATCTCATATCACACATCGTTGTATGATTAATTTTTTCTCGTGTTTTCATACCACGAGGTGCGGATTCTATTCCACTTTGAATGTCTAAAATAGCATCGTTCCAAACATTATCTGCTGCTAAACCGTCCATACTGATTCTCCTCTTAAATATCGTAGTCGATTAATTATATCATAAGACTTATCGTCAATCTTATGACCTTCTTTAAAAACGTCATATCGTATGAAGTTTTTTCGCCATCTTAACTCTCCAAGAGATTTAAGAAAGTTATCATGTTCATAGTTTAAACCATACCATGAACGTTTGTATCTATCGACAATTCGAGTAATATCACTATATTCTTCATGCCGTTCTTCTTTCTTTTTTCTATGTACTTTTATAACTCTAGCACTATCTTCTGGCGCACACCATACATATAAGGTGTTAGCTTTTTTTAATTTTTTATACAGGTTAGTAGGATTGTATTCGGGACCATCTGCTCTTTCGTAAGAATAAACTTCTTCTGATGGCCAGTGTCTATCTATTACAACTAACTCATCTTTAGCTAATCTTATTGCTCTACGAACAGTTGCTCTATGCCATATTTCCATTTTCTTATGGATTCTTAAATGCATATAACGTGCTTTAAATTTTTTACGGAGTAAATCTGTTAAAGTAGTTTTACCCGTGCAATCTGCACCCTCTACTATGATAATTCCTTTTATTGTATTTGATGTATCTATCATTAAAAATAATCGCTTATAAACGTATTTAACTTATTTTTATTCCATACTGTAGAATTAAAATCTTCTTTTTGAATTTTAGCTAAATCATCTAATTCTTTATCATTCATTTTTTCTATATCCGATAAAGGTACTTGATATGATTCTCCAAATAATTTAGTTTCTTCAATTTCTCCATAAGCAATACAACCTGCGTCTGCTATCATTCCATAACGAACTCTCCACCAACCACTTCCTTTTATCGTATGATAATGAGGAGGTATTAATATTCCTCTCACTCTTAAATATTCATTATATAAATCTGGTTCAGTTAATCTTCTCTGTTCAAGATTTGGATTACCATAACAAGTTACGGGCCATTGAAATTTTTGTCTTTTAAACCAACTCTGTTTTTGAATTAAAGAAGCCATAATCCATTCCTTATCTTTAACTTCAGGAACACTATTTATACTTGCAAATAAAGATTGATTATATGTACTTCCTGATTTATAACTATCAGTAACAGGAGTAGGGTCCCAAGGTATAATTTGTTCGGAATCTATTCCTAGTTGAGATACGTCTCCACCATTATAAACTGGTGCTATAACTTTATATGGCCACTTTTCAAAAGCTAATTGAGTAATTAAATCTTCCATTTCTTTTTTATATGGCTGTGCTTCATGAAAGAACTTTTTACCTACAGAGTTACCTGCTTTACTTACTCTTTTCCATAATCGCCAATGGCCATCACGTGCGAAAGTACCACACCCTTGTTTTATATCTTTAGTTTGCCAATCATCTAATGCTATGTATGCGTCAGGTCTTTTTATTAAAGTATAAAGACCTCCATATAAATAAGATGAAGGTAAAGAATTAGGGGCAAAAGCAAATACAACTACTTTATCGTATTCTGATATATCGTCTCCAGGTGTTACTGGTTTATGATCAACTTCTATTCCAGATTCTCTTAATGCTCGTGGTAAACAATTAGCTGCTGTTGCAATTTCTAATACATTTTTACCGCTACCTATACCTTTTGCAGTAAATCCTGTTACTAATACTTTCATGACCATGCACTCCACTTTTTAAATGTTTGAATAACTTGCTCTATATTAGGTGCTTTCCAACCCTTAGGTTTAGTTACATCAAATTTAGAACGTTCACTTTCTTGTCTTACTTTTGCCATATTTGCTTTCTGTACTTCTGTCCATGCAACCCAGAAAGGATAATCAAATAGATAAGCCGTTCCTATAGCTACATAAGTTAAATCAACTAAAGCATCTAATGCTTTTGCATCATCTTCTTCTTTAATTGCTTCTTTAAATTCTCTTAATTCTTCTTCTAAGAATTTAATCCGAAAGTCTACCAAATCTTTATTATTTTTGATACCTTGTCTTTTTTTAAATCCAAATTTTTTATGGAATTCTTCAATATCTTTAAGCATTAAATAAATCTCCTGTTGTTGGTTTACGATAATCAATAATTTTGTGGTTAACTTCGAAAGGTTGATTTGACTCAATCATTGTTTTTACATTTCTAGCTACCCATTCACCTACTGGCGGCATTACTCCTCTAGCTAATAAACTAGGCCACCCTGATTTTGCTCCAGCAAATTTATAATCTGTTGGATAGCCAGAGAAAGCACATAATTCTTGTATTCCTAAAAGCCTATCTTCTTCTGGATGTATCGAAAAACTTCCAGCAATAACTCCCATTATCTGTTCTCTAGTTAATCTCCATTTCATAAATTGAGGTCTGCCTATAACTCCTTTACGGCCTTTAGTTGACCTTTTCCAAGTTTCTGGTGGATTTAGACTTTCCCATATATTTCTTAATGATTCACCAGGTTTAGCTAGTTTAGTTAATTTCATTTCACTTTCACTTAAACTTGCTGTGTGCCCTGCTTCAATTCCATCTGCTTTTAATTCATCTAATACTTCTCCCACACTTGGTGAAGGATTCCAGTTAGGAGCAGGAGGATTAAAATTTCCTTTATGTGCTATAAAGAAAAATCTTTTTCTTGAGTGAGGAAGTCCAGCATATTGCCCATCAATTAATAAATGTGTAACTGCATATCCTTCTTCATTAGCTTTTCTAGTAAAATCCATTATCATTGGTCTACCTCCTGTTTCTGCATAAACACGAGGAACTGACTCAATCGCTAAAGCTTTAGGTTTTATTTTATAGAGTAAAGAAAATACATCGTTCCAACAACTAATACGAGGGTCAGTTTTCCAACCATCTGCACCTTTACTTCCCGAACCTAATGTACTCCAGGGAGCACATGGAGGATTACCGTATACAAAATCTATTTTATCTTTGTATTTTTCTGTAGGCCAATCTTCTGGACCAACAAAAACTGGTATTTCTGGATAATTTAAACTAAATGTATCAGCTCCATATCCATCACCTTCTAAATGTGCTTCAATATCAAAATGTTTTTTAACACCGATAGTGAATCCACCAGCAAATATATAACTTCCTATCGCTTTCATATTTTTCCTTCCATAAATTTTAAATCAATTGTTTTAGTTAGATAAAAAGCCCACCATTGCTCGGGATAGGGATGTCCATCTTGAAAATTTTTATTTCTAATACTTAAATCAATATCTTGTATTTTATTTATATCAAATCCACAACGTAAAATTAAAGATACCCAATTTCTTTTCGTTAACATAGAGTAATGATTTGCATTATTCTCGTGCTTAACATATCCCTCAGCTTCAGGAACTTCTATATAAGCATAGCCATTCATTTTAATTAAACGATTAAATTCATGTAAAGTTAAATAAGGATATGGGCTATGCTCAAGACAATGTCGACACCATAAAACATCATACTGTTCTTTAATATGAGTAAATGTCATATCTGTATTATATATTTTTTTTATTCCTTTATCTGCACAATTCTTAATATCTTCTTTACCTTTAGTTAACCCTGCTATATTTTTAAAACCTTTTTCTTGTAATAATTCTAAGAAATATCCATCTCCACAACCAATGTCAATTACTGAACTATCTTTTTTAATTCCAAATTGATTTAAAAAATTTTGTGCTTGAGGTTTTATTACACTATAATGTAATTGAGATTTAGGTTCACTATAAATATCACTATCTATTTTATTTTGAAAACTATTTAAATAATCTATTCTCTGATCACTACTCATTTTATATCCTATAACTATATTCTGTTTGAGGATTTACAATAAATAAATTATTTTTTACTCTTGTAATTCCAACATAAAAAACACGATGCTCATCATCGTCATCTTTAACTAAATTTTTCCATGTTTTATAAGAAACATCGGTAAGTAAAACTACGTTATCTGCTTCTGCTCCTTTACTTCCATGTATAGTACTTAATCTAATTCTTGGATTATCTTCATTTATATCTCCAGTTTTTTCTAAAGCTTCATAGTAATACTTATCTTCTTCTGGAATCATCTCTAATGCTTCTTGCCATCTACCTTTAGCTTTTAATCCATGACTCATTTTTAAACTTTCTAAGTTATATTCTTCTTTTTGATCAACTGTTTTTAAATTCTTAAATCCTCTTTCTATACCACTTCCTGTACGTAAACAAGAATATAGTTTTTTTATTTCTTCATATACAATTTTTTCTTTATTCATTAATTTTTTCCATGCCCTAATTCCTTGAACATGTTTATTAGCTTTAAACCCTCCGTACTTATTTTCAAACACAAATCCTTGAGTTCTTAAAAACTTTTGTATAGCATAGAGTTGATAATTATATCGAGATAGGATGAGCCATGACCCTTTTTTCATGTCTATATATTCTACTGCAGATACATAATTAACAGTGCCTTCTTCTTTTCTACTTTTCCACTCTTTTGCAAACCTGTTTTTTATACGTGAACTAATTTCGATTGCTAAATCATAAACTTTAGACGGTAACCTATAACTATAAGGAAGCACTTCAATATTGCCTTTAAGATTTAAAAATGTATCAATATCTGCTCCTGCCCATTTATAAATAGTTTGATCATCATCTCCTGCAATATATAATCTCTCACAATTCTCAACTAACTTACTTACTACTTTCCATTGCAGTATAGTTAAATCTTGTGCTTCGTCAACAAATAAAACTTTTAATGGAGGTGCTACACCATCTTTTAAGAAAGTTATAAGCATATCAGTAAAATCAGATAGACCTCTTTTTTCTTTAAACTTTCTAAATGTATTTGAGAATAATTCTTGTTCTTTCCAGGAGTATTCACAATCTAAATTTCTCCAAGTATCTCTTAAAGGTTTCATCATTGCTCTAGCTAATTGATCGCAAAACAACATCTTATCGCCTATTTTAATTCCTGACGTAACTATTTCATCTTCTTCTATTCCACCAGACATGTCTATTTTTAAAAGCTTTTTAAACTCAGTAACATGACTTCCTTTAAATATTTGTTCTCCATTTAATCCTAAAGAACGAAAACAAATACTATGAAGTGTTCTAAAATAATCTAAATCTGTTTCTTCATTTATATCAAATCGGTCAATAGTTCTTTCTCTTGATTCTTTTATGGCTCTACGAGTAAAACTAACGAAACCAATAGTGCGAGGTTTAACTCCTCCCTCTATTTCAGCTTCAAGCTTATTAAGTAATGAAGTAGTTTTACCAGTTCCCGGGGGACCTAATATTACGTTTGTGTTTGATCTGTTAAACATTTTCTAAAATACTCTATGGTTTTCTCTAGCCCTTCTGATAATGTTACTTTAGGGTGCCAGCCTATTAACATATTAATTCTTTCTATATTAGGACATCGTTGTAGTGGATCATCTTTTTTATGTGCTACTGTCATGATTCCTGATTTAGATTCAGTCATTCTTATAATTAATTCTGCTATATTGTATATTTTTTTCTCATCAGGATTACCAATGTTAACAGGTTTATTTAATTTAGAAGTCTGTGCTAAATCTAATAAAGCATGTATTGTATCAGAGATATAACAAAAAGAACGAGATTGCATACCATTTCCATAAAGTAATAATTCTTTATCTTGTAATGCAGCACATATAAAATTAGATACGACACGTCCATCGTTAACAGACATACGAGGTCCGTAAGTATTAAATAACCTAGCTACTTTAATATCTAATTTATATAATCTAACATATTCATAGATAAGTGCTTCTGCCACTCTCTTTCCCTCGTCATAACACGCTCTTGGTCCAAAAGAATTTACGCTTCCGTAATAATCTTCTTCTTGAGGTGTATGATCAGGGTTACCATATACTTCTGATGTAGAAGTATGAATAACTATTGAGTTATGTTTTTTAGCTAACTCTAAAATATTTTTAGTTCCCATATAACAAGTGTCTAAAGTTTTTATAGAATGTTTTATGTAGTGATCAGGACTTGCAGGACAAGCTAAATTATAAATTAAATCAATAGGACCTCCCATATCTATCTTATTTACATCAGAAGAATTAGATATATCTCCTGCAATAAATCTATGAATATTGCCTACATTTTTTTCTTGTCCCGTTAATAAATTATCTATACCATAAACAGTGTGCCCTTTATTAACTAAATGTTCTGTAAGATGTGATCCTACAAAACCAGCACAACCCGTTACTAATACCTTCATTTATCTTTCATCTTTCTTAAAATATTCATTTGTTTATCACTCATAAGTATTTTTTCTTTATATTTTTCGTGTCTTTCTTTCTGATCATTTAAAAAACCTTTTTCCCAATCATTTAAATTATCTTCATTGATAGATTCTATAATATTTAAGAACTCTTTGTATATTTTTTCGTCAAGATTTTTAATTAATGCTTTAGGCATTGCACGTGGTTTTTCCATTTTTATTCCTTTCGCTTTCATGTGGAAGTAAATTATTCGGCATATTATTATATCAGTTAAAGCATCGTGCCAATTATGATAACCTCCTGATCCTAAAAAATGTTTATATGTTTCTTCTAATTTAGGAAACTTATAATCATTAAAATCACTTTCTAATTTTAAAATATCTTTAGCAGTCATCATCGTACAATGCTGTTCTTTAGGAGTTCTAAAACTTTTTCCTATCGCATTAAACTCTCTTAGTATCATCTGTAAATCAAATGATGTATTGTGAGCAACTAATACGTCAGCCTGTGCTGCTAAAGAATTAAACATAGCTAATACATTTACCAGAGGAACGCCATGTTGCAAAGCTATATTATCAGTTATTTTATGAATATCTGAAGCTTCTTTAGGTATAGTCCACTTATCTGGTTGTACTATACAAGCTAATTGTGCATGAACTTTCTCACTTTCGTCAGTTAATTGAGCAGCAATTTGAACTATTTTAGGTTGTTTAGGATCAGTTGCTTCTAAATCTCTTTTCCATAATCCAGTTGTTTCTACGTCAAAAAATAAATATTTCATAATTGGCTCCAATGATTTTTCTTTCTTTTAAATTGTCCTTTTTCTTTTCTATGTTTTGTATAAACAGGGTTATGTCTTCCCATGTGTAGACTCTTTTTTTTCGGTACTGCCTTTCTTATCATCGCTGTTGATAGATTGCTCATTATCTTTCTCCTTTGGTTTAGCTTTATTTTCTCCAAATAATGAAATTCCTTTGACTTTCACTATTACATCTTTTCTCTCAGTCATTAAAATACCTCCTCAATGTTTGGCTCCGTAAAATCTTCTCTTTGTTTTTCGAACTCTGGAATAATCCATATGTTAACATGTTTACCTTTTACTTTTTTAGGGTTATGTTTAGCTCCTCTTTCTTTAAGATGAGCAGTAATTTCATGTAATTTAAATTCTTTAAATCTATGCTTCTCAAGAAATTCCATAAAATCGTTAATTCTAAACATAGTTTCACCTTTAATAGTAACAGATTGACCTCTTAGTATATCTTCCATAGCATCTGACGAACTTGATCCAGTACAAAATCTTTCACATAACTCCCATAATCTACCTTTATTAGAAGAATCAGCAGTTGCTTCAACTATCTCTACTTTAGCAATTAAATCGTTCATCATTTCAATCCATAGGTGAGGAGAAACTAAAGGAATAGCTTTATCTATATGCTCAAATACCACACGTTGAAAGTTTTTTTGATTAAGAATATCTATTGATTCCAATGGACCAATTCTTAAATCGTCAACAGTTAAAAAATAAGTAGGAGGATCTGTTACTATTTTAGTTATCCCTGTTATTCTAGGCATAGTTCCATTCTCAGATATTCCAAACTTACAAGATACGCATAGCGACCTATTACAGAAAGGTTGAATAGGTGGTTCGCTACACATATAATTATAAGACCTTTTATTTAAAGAACTTATAACAGTCTGTACTTCTCTTGATTTTAATGGAGGGTTTAAAAAGTCTAAGTTATAATCCTCTACTTTTTCTTCCCAATCGTTTGCATAAGCTTTTTTAGCATATACTCCTAGATTATATAATGCATTATTTCTTGACCCTGCGGGTATTCCTGTTTTAACTAAATATTGTAAACATGGAGGACCGTCAGGTAATAGTTCACTATTTTCTTTTTTAAAATTAGGAATCTTAATTTCGTTAACATTACTTAATCTTTTCTCTTTTGCTGTGCTTATAAATTCTTCTAAATTTAATCTTTTTCCATTGTAAAAAGCATATCGTGTAGAATATTCTCCACCAAAATATGGCATGTTTATCCAGTTACCGACATCTCCTCTTTCAGATATTATTTTAATTTGTTTAGGAAATATCTCTGCACTAGCATGTCCTAATAATGTAGCTATTTCTCTTAATTTAGGAACTACACTTTTAGCTAATATTGATTCTTTAAAGAAAACATATAAATGTAATCCTCCACTTTTAGTTCTACATGGTATAATTGGTGATGAGCCTAGGCTCTTGCTAAATTCTTCTAAGTCTAAATCATATACATCAATGTCTATTGCTCCCCAATAAACTTTATTATCGTCACGAATCGGTATAACACCAAGACCTCGTTCACCTTTTAGGTGTAAATCCCATTCGTGCAATGTAAGTGTTTCTTGAACTGTACGTGCAGTTCCCCCTTGCTTTTGGCCGTCTTGATTTTCCGTAGCTAAATCGTAACGGCCATGAGCACGCTCAAGACCTTTGAATAAGTCAAAGAACTCTTGAGATAACATTTAAAATTGTATATTATCGTTGTCAGTATTTACGTCAGCAGTAGCTACTCCTTTTCTTACAGAATCAGATAAACTTTTAGCTGCTTGATATAAATCAGCATCTCCTATTGGTTCGGGGTTTCCTATTTTATAAATAAACCACGAGCCATCTGAGTTTGTTTTCTCAATAGTAGTTACTGGCCACTTGTAATAAAAAGTAGGTGGCTCGATTAACTTTCCATTAACATTTTCTCGTTGTAACTTCATTCTAGTTACCCAGTTACGAGACACTGTTAATAAAGAAGATGACATTGACATTACTGCTGGCTCATATGAACCATCTTTACCTATTACCATAACGTAATGTTGAGCAGTATCGACTAATTGATTACCATTTTCTAGTAAAAAACGTCTGCCATTTTCTTCTTTTTTTGCCTGCGGTTTATTAGAGGTGTTGTACATCGTCACTAAACCACCTCCACTCTCTCGTGGTACCCATTCGATAAATAATTTCTCAAATTCGCACGGTACTACATAGAAAGTATCTTTATATAGAGCATTAGAAACAGTATTGAATACCATTCCTTCATCTGCGTCATCTATATATTTATCGTCTTTCTTTTTTCTTTGAGGACTACCACTTTGTATGATAGCTAACCTCGGTATCGTCATATCGTCAGAAGAAACTTTTTCAAGTCCTCTTCCAACGTCAGCGAGTAAATCCTCTGCAGGAATACTCAGTGCTGAGTTTGCTTTCTTCGCTACTTGCGTATCAGCCATTTTATTCTCCTTTCGGTATTTTTACGTTAGCAATCTTAGCCTCGTATACATTAAAAAGATTATCAGGTAAAGTTTGGCCACCATGGACCATTTCTTTAACTGTTGCTTTTAATGTCTGAGGATGGACTGTTGACTTCTCATCTAAATCTTGTTTAAATGATTTGCCAAACATATCTTTAAACTTCTCAGCATCTTCATGTTCTCCACGATTAAAAGATACAGAGATTTTATGTTTAATAATATCTCCTAATCCATTATCGTCTAGCCACTGTAATGCTTCGACATTCTTATCAGATTTAATTGAAGCAAATACGTCATCTTTTACTGAGATAACTGTACCGTCTGTCAATTTAAACTGATCCATATTTAAAGAACTCATCATATCAGGGAGGTCATTCTCCTTGATCTGTTTTAAACTCTCTTTTAACTTACTTACGTTTTCTTCTGCTACATAAATATCGTCTTTAGTATCAATAAAACGTTTCGCAAGAGTATTGAGTTGTTTAAACTTCTCGTCATTAGGAATTTCCTTCTGACTTTTCGCATCTTCTTCTAGTGATTGAAAAATATCTACATCAGCCATTTTTCTCTTTCTCCTTTCTTCCTAGCATATCAATTGTTACGGGATAATACATCTTTTCTCGCTTATCCCATTTAAGCATGTTAACTACGCCTCTATTTACTTCTGCGCCTACCATACATGCAATAGCTATTGCAGTAGGGTCGCCGATAGCAACGAGATAATCATCGTCAGAAAAATCTTTTAACTTTTTTCTAATCATATGTAATGTAGGAGCTACACTTAAAACAACTTGAGAGCCAAAAGGAAGTAGAACACTTAATTCTCCATATTGCCCAGCAGTAAGAACACTAAATTTAGGATTCTCTTGAACAACATATACTTTACCTTTTTTCATTTCTTTCCTTTCTATTAAAATTTTACTTTATAATAATAATCTTTTATATATAAATATATCTTTAAAGAAAGTAAAAAATGAAAATCATATTTAGTGACGATAAAGTTAAGGACTTTAAATTTAAAACTGAACCATTTAAACATCAACTCGATGCTTTTAATATCAGTAGGGATAAAGAATATTATGCTTTGTTTATGGAACAAGGTACTGGTAAATCTAAAGTAATAGTAGATAATATAGCTTATCTATATAGAAAAGGTTCAATTAATTCAGCAGTGATTATAGCGCCTAAAGGTGTATATAGAAACTGGGAACAAGCAGAAATACCAATTCATATGCCAGATGATGTAATGGAATATTCGCATATAGAACTTTGGAAACCAGTTGAAACTAAATCTAATGTTAAAAGATTAAAAGATTTTTTACAGGAAGATACTCATAAATTAAAAATATTCATTATTAATGTAGAAGCTTTTAGTACAACTAAAGGGTTAAATTATACTCAACGTTTTCTTAATGTTCATAAAGCGTTAGTCGTAGTTGATGAGTCAAGTACCATTAAACATAGAACTGCGAGAAGAACTAAAAATATTTTAAAATTATCAAAGCAATCTAAATTTAGAAGAGTGTTAACAGGAACTCCAATAACTCAAAGTCCTGTTGATATTTATACTCAAATGAGTTTTTTATCAGAGTATGTTTTAAACTGTAGCTTCTATGGATTTCGAAATAGATACTGCGTGTTACGAAGAAGAACTATTAATATGAAAACATTTCACGAAGTAGTCGATTATCAAAACTTAGATGAACTTCAGCAATCTATTAAAGCGCATATGTTTAGAGTAACGAAAGACGATTGTTTAGATTTACCAGATAAGTTATATCAAAAAAGAGAAATAGAATTTTCCCCTGATCAAAAAAGAATATATGAAACACTCCGTAAGAAAGCGTATGTTGAGTTATCTAAAGAAAAATCTATAACTGCTCCTTTAGTTATAACTAGATTGCTAAGACTTCATCAAGTCTTATGCGGATTTGTTAAACATGATGACGGTACTGAAGAAGCAATACCTGGAGTTAATCCTAGATTAAACGAATTAGTTCAAGTGTTAGAGGAAACTGAAGGTCAAGTAATAATATGGGCTAATTATAAAAGGTCTATAAAAGAAATACAATCTAAATTAATAGAGCATTTTAAAATACCAGTAGCAACTTACTTTGGAGAAACTAAATCAGAAGATAGACAAAAAATTATTAATGATTTTCAAAATGGTACTTTTAAATATATTATAGCTAATCCTCGTATGGGTGGTTATGGCATAACTTTAACTGCAGCTAAAACTGTAATATATTATGCTAATACATATGACTTAGAAGCTAGATTACAATCAGAAGATAGACCGCATAGAATTGGTCAAAAAAATAATGTAACATACATTGACTTTGTAACTCCTAAAACTATTGATGAAAAAATATTTAGTAGTTTAAAAAACAAACTTTCTTTAGCCAATTCAATAACTGGCGATAACTGGAAAGAATGGATTTAGGTTTATAATTTTTATAATCCTTACTTTGTTTAATATAAGAATAAGTAATTCCTAACATATTATCTATCTTCCTGATGTGTACCATCCATTTCAAAACGAATTGATTTAATGCGATAATTTAATTCCATTAATTCCTGCTTTACTTCTAATATATTTTGATCTGCTTTAATAACAGCAATCTCATCTTTAAACAATTCAAAATCGCTATATAGTTTACCTATATAAAACACGTTTCCACACGCAGCCGATATAAGGCCAACGCCAATAACAATGTTTTTTAAAGATAATTCAATCTGCATCATCTACCTTTTTATTTACATCTTTGCATAATTCACGAACTGTAGAGAATTCATCACCTAGTTCTAGGTCTTTATATTTAGCACAATTAGCTAACAGCTCGAGTTCTTGTCGTAGTCTATCATTTTCACGAAGTAATTGTATAGTATCATCATTACAAGTAGATTGTAAAGGCCATCTAAAGCGTACTCCAACAGTGCCATTAACATCATCGCTATAACTATTATAATTATTATCAACATTACCGTCACCATCTAAATACATAGTTTTACCATCAGTTCCTCTAAGTTCTGTGTATAGTTCAAAAGAACCTCTTTCACAGCTACTATTACTAGAGCCTAAATAATCATTTCTTGCTTGTGTTTTAGTGCTTAACAAACAACAGATGATTAATAACACCATTAAGAAAACAAGTAACCCACGTTCATAATTCATTAATAACCGCCCGATGCTACTCTTTCAATTTCTTTTATATCATATCCTATTTGTCTAAGAGAATCTGTGTTACCTCTAACAAGTTCTTCTAACGCTTGGTACTCTGCTTGTGATGCTAATTTGTACGAACCATCACGCAATGCATATAATATTCCCTCAAGCCTACCTACCCATGTTGCCATTTCAGCCATTTCTTTTACAAGTTCTTCTCTAGCGTCCGCATAGTTCTTAGAGTTTCTTCCTGTTTTATCTGTGTAAGTCCTGTGTATATTATCTATATCGCCGTAGACACGTTGCTCTAAGTTTGTTATTTCTAACTTTAATATAGCAATAGTAGTAGTGCTTTCATCAATTTGATTTGTAAGTTTACTTGTGTAGTTAATAGCACCATAACATGCTGCTAACACAGACAACACTACTGGTATTGAAGCGATATATTTAATCATTGTTAACTCTTTTTATTTTTATTTGCAAAATTACGAGCAGCTTCTACACTACCAAATCCCCATTTTTTAAGGGCTAAAGCTTTTCTCGTAGGTTCTCCGTTGGGCTTTTTCATCGGCCCTTTCATACCAGCAAAACGTGCTGCAAATGAAACTCGTCTAGGGTTAGTTCCTTTACTAACAGGAGGTTTTAAATTAGCTCCTTTAGAATTAAAGTGTGCTCTACCTTTAGCAGATAAACCTCCCTTAGGATTTTTATGTATCTTCTTCATTACTTCTTTTTCTTAGGCTTTTTATGACTTAATACTTGAGAATTTTTTGTGTGTTTAGCTCCAGTATGTAATGATCCATTAGGCATTTTATGTGTTTTGCCTTTAAAGAGTTTTCCATCTTTTGTATAATGAGGTACACCTTTCATGATTTCTTTTTCTTTTTTTTATTTTTTAATATTTTAAAATCTACTTTACTTATCTTACCATCTTTGTTTGCATCTATTTTTTTTTGATTACCTTTTAATTTTTTTACCATAATTAACTCTTTTTCTTTTTCTTAGGAAACCCAGCTTTCATATTAGCATAAGCTTTAGGTGTTATAGTTGATTTTTTCTTAGACCTACTTGTCCCTGCTTTTTTTCTAGCATTTATATTCGCATATAATCCTGGTTTAGCCATGTATTTTCCTCATCATATTACTTAATTCATTAGCTCTATTTGGTGTTTGTTTATACCATTTAGAATCTAACATTTCGTCCGCAGCTTTATTATAATCTTTTTCTTCTAATCCTTTTAACATGTTTTTGAAATTAGATACACCAGTAGTTCCTAATTGAAAGCACATTTCTATGAGTATTTCTTCAGCTCTTTCAGGTAAATTCATATTACCGCAAAGACTATCAGCGCCATAGATGGCAGTATCAAAATCAATGTCAAAATAATGTTGAAGAACATCTGTAGAATATTCAAGACCATCTTCCCAAGTTTCATCTTTACGACAGAGATGTCCCCATCCTATTGTTCTCTTTCCGAGAGTATCTTTATAGACCATATTTCTAAAACCTTCATGATGCTTGATTCTTTCCTCTAAGTTCATTTATCTCTATTAATGCCTTTTGATTTTTCGTAAGTTCTCAAAGCACCCATTCCCAATAAGGCCATTACTAAAGGCATCAAAGTTCCCATGTCTAATTCTGGTAAAGGTTTTGTGTCCCAATTAAAAGTTGCTATTAAAAATAATAAAAATTGTTTTAAAACATATTCCCAAAAAATTGCTAAAGCACAGCTAAAACCAATAAGAGGTCTCCATATTCTTTGAATGGCTCCTGATATTCCTCCAGCAGTGCTTTGAGCATCAGCTAAGTTAATGCTTAACTGTTTTTCTTTTAGCTTGGCTTCTATTTCGGCAAATTTTAATTTTAGAGTTTCTCGTTCTTCTTCAGAAGTATGCAGTTCATCTATAACATTTCCAACTGCTTGAATTGTTTTACCTCCAAATAATTTGCCTAATACCATTAAATTGCTCCGATAATAATAATAATTACTACAGCAACTATACCAGCTTTAATCCAGTCTTTCATTCCCCAATCACTCCACTCTTTCAAGTGCGCCCATAAGTCTTTTAAAAGTTTCATTGAAACCTCCTTTTGTTATTGTCTTTATATCATATATTAATTATCTTTAACAGAATTGTTAAAGTAACATTTCCCTTGTAAATCGACATTTAGTATAAGAACCCCTAATTTTTTTTGTAATTTAGTGGCTACTCTATACACTCTTGTCTTACTTCCCTTATATAATTTTTTATTTTTTCTATGACTCTCTACTTTAACATCTATGGGAATAAGTTTATTGTTTTTTAATATGACTATATCTATTGGACCAGTGTTATGCACATTATAAAAAACTTGATGTCCTTGATTCAATAACCATTGAATGGCGTAATATTCTCCAACAGTTCCTAATCTACTTTTACTTATTTGGGCCATGACATGTTTGATACAGATATTAGTATACCTACTATCAAACTGATTATGCCTAAAGCTTTTAGTGTACCTCTACTATTAGCAATAGTCATATTTAAACTGTTAATAGCTTCGGTATTTTTCTCGACTAATTCCTCAAGTCTATCGTTAATTTCATCTTGGCGAGTCCATTTCTCGTTCTCTTTTGCTTCATGTATTTCTAATTTAGTTGCCACTATTCACCTAACCCTAAGATATCTGCACCTATTTCCATTCCTTTATCTACTGCTCCTGCGCCAAGAGCCACTCCTTGAATACCTATATCTGCTGCAGTTCCTACAATATCTTCTGAAACTTCTTCATTACCTCTTACATATCCCGCTGCTGAAGATTCTAATACTTGAGATAAGTTCATTGCTCCTTTACTTAAATGTGCATTTTTATATGCATTTTTAAAATTATCAAAACTATAAAAATTAGCAAACCTTCTATTATCTAAAATATTAAGACTAGATAAAAACCCTCTAATGATTGTTCTTTTTCTATCTAATTGTCCAAAGAAAACATTTTGTAATGCAGCTCGTACATTAGCTTGACCAGATCCCATCTGATCTAATACAGGACTATAATATTGATCCATAAAGTCAGTCATTGCTTCTGCGTTATCTAACCATTTTTTTCCATACAGATTTTCATAAAAAACAGGGTTATCTACTATTTCTTGTTTCATAGCTTTAGGGTCAAAAAGAAAAATACCTTCTCCAGCTTGTTTTAAAGTTTTATTATTAAATTGCATTGCTGCATATTTTTTAAAATTTAATAAAAGGTCATCATCCATTAAATTCTTTTCTTTTGCTTCTTTAAAAAACTTTAACATCATATCTGGATTTTTTTGGAATTGACCATAAATAGCTTGAGTATCGTAACCAGATATTTTACCAACATATTTATTTAAAGTTTCTACAAGTTGTGCTCTTTTATTAGTTAATGTTTTTAATTCGTCAACTGCCTTTACTCCACCTTTACTAATTCGTTCCCATTCAGCTTTAGAGAAAAATTGTTCTGCAACTCCAGCATTATTAGTCATCCATGTTTTGTATAACTTATTAATTTCTTTATAATTTTTAGTTTCAAATGCTTCTTTTAATCCTTGCCCGGTATTTCCGTCTAATGTTCTTTGTAAACTTTCGAGTATAGATTCTTTAAATATTTGTTTTTGACCTATTAAGTCAGGAACATTTTCAAATAGATAAGCCATTTGATTTAACTGTTTCATTCCATTTGTTTTTCCTACTAAATTCGAAAATAAATTTGCTCCTTTTGTAGTTGATCCAATCTCATTTACGTTTAAAGTTTTTCGTAATAAATCTCCAGTTCTCATATCGCTTAAAGCTTTTAACTCTGAACGAACATTTAACCATTGATTAAATTGTTGCTCTCCTACTTCTTTTCCATGTTTATTAACAAATTGTTTTTTAATTCCGCCATACATATCTTCACGAAGTTTTTGAGCTAATATTAAAACTTTATTTTTTTTAGCTAAAGCTCCATAAAGATTTGGATTATCTATGATATCATTTAAATCATTTAAAAGTCGGTCAACTTGGTTATAAGATAAATCTTTTAATTTACCTTTTCCTGGAGTTCCTTTTGTAAAGATAGATACGTCTTTAATAATTGCTTCAAGAGCTTCTTTTTGACCGCCGTCCATATTTTTAAAAAAAGAAGTTTCTAATGTTTTTTTAAGTTGATATGCTTGACTTCTATATTCATTAGGACGGATAAAAGGTGTATCTAATTTTAAACCAGCTTCATTAAAAATACTTGCAATTTTAGTATTACCTTTTTGAATAGAAGTTGCAAGAAAATCATTAGCTTGTATAGTAACTAATTTAGGATCAAAACTTCCTTTATTAATCATAGTTAAAATAGATTGTAATTCATTAGCAACTGGAATAAACAAAGAAGAAGAATTATTAAGTTCTTTTTGAGTAATATTATTTGCAATCATTTTCATTTCATTTCCAAATAAATTTTTTGGATTAGCAGTATATGATGGAATTTCATCAACACCAACTCCCATCATTTTTGCATTTAGTAATTGAAATGCTTCACTCGTTTCTTTTATTAGTTGTGCTTGAGCTAAATCTAATTCAGTTGCTGCAAATGTACTCATTAATTTACCCTTAGCTTGTTTAGTTACAGGAAGTGCTCCTGCTTTAAAAGCTTGAAGAATACTTATATCAACTTGAGGAGCGTTATCTCCTATTTCATCTTTTAATATTTTATTAACTTTATTAACCATTTCTTCATTTACTTTTCCTCCAGCCTCTATAAAAGTATCGTAAGCTTTAATAACTTGTTTTGGAGGTAAATTTCCAGTTGCTCTTGAAGCTGAACGTTTAATTAATCTAGCTAACCCAGGAATGGCTACACCAAAAGCACCTTCTAAACTAGCTACTATTCCTACATCTTTTGCTAAATTTGTCCAGTTTTCTCCCATAAATTCTATTAATTTATCCATATCAACTTCTCCCTCTGATGCTTGAAGCGAGTACGCATATCCAAAACTTTGAGTTACTATTTCAGCAATTGATGCTCCTGTTGCAGCGCCAGTAGCAGACCCTAATATTCCTCCCGGAGTTCCTACTACTCCACCTATTATAGAAGCAGTTATTCCTGGTACTTCTCTTAAAAAAGCTGCGATATCTTTCATATCTGCTCCTGGAACATTAACTGGTGTTACATCTCCATTACCTATTCTATACGCAAGCATGTCTCCTTGCTTCCCATCATAAAGAGGAGAGAGTTCGGCAAATGTTCCTACTTTAATTAAAGAAGGATCAAGAGACTGATCCATGTTCATTAGTACAGATTTTAATAAATTCTTTTTAACTTCTATATCAGCATTAGGTCCTAACATTTCAACTATAAGTCGAGGAGCAATATTCATTGCGAAATCATCGTCAATACCGCCTAAAAGCATTGCTTCTTTTCCAGTAGTTCCTTCTAGTACACTGTTTTGATAATTAGCAAATGAATTTTTAACGTTAGCATCTCCTTGATTGTATAAGTTATCAGTCATCATTTTACTTGCTTCTTTAATCATTTGAGGATCAGCATATCCTGGAGTTGCGCCTTCTCCAAATTTTTCTTGAGTTAATTGAATAGCTTTCTGATTAATTTGATCTGTTAATAATTTATTAGGCTGAATAAAATTAGTAAAGACATCTTCATAATAAGTATCCATACCTTCTTTCATTCTTTGATCTTGTAATGTAGCGCCTTCTTTAATAGCGTTTAAACTTATTCCAAAATTATTACGAAGGTAAGTTTCATTTGATTCTTCTACTTTATCATCTTCAAGTACAGGTAAAGTATCTACTTCAACGTTAGCATCGGGATTAACATTTTCTATTATTATATCTTGTATTTCAAGAGGTAATTGCGATGTATCAACCATTACATTCCTAACCCTAAATCATTATTTAATATCCAAACGTAATCTGCGTTTTCTTTATTTAAATCTACACTTCCCCAAGCTACATCTTTGTAATCTCTATTTTCGCCAGCATATGTTATACCGTAAGTATCTTCAAATTCATCTACTAAAATTTGCATACTCTTTTCAAGAGTATCCATATCTACAGCATCATTATTAAGTAAAGTTTTATAAATATTATTAATCTGAACTCTTTCTGAAAAAATAAGTGTTGATAATTCTTGTGCTCTTTCAAAAGATTTTTCATCAGTTTTTTGACTAAAGATGTTAACGAGTTCTTTTTTATTTTTTTCTCCCATAGCTTTTTCTTGTCCCGTACGCTGTTCTTTTGTATCAGCAAAATTTAGAATAGCTAATTTAGAAGCAGCTCTCATATCAGGGTCGTCCATCCCGTTATATCCGAATGCACGTGCTGCTTCTTCAATACCAGCAGTATCATCTCCTGCTATTCTTGACGCATATGTTTTATTAGCTTTATCTTCTCCCCATGCTCTTGCATAATCTAAAGCTGTAGTATATTTTTTACCGTTAAATTCAATTCCAGTTGTTGAAGAATACATTCCAACTTGTAAGCCCTGTGCTTCTAATTCGTTGAGCCATACATTAATACCTTCATTAGTTAGTTCATCATATCCATAAATTCCTTGGTATAAAGAAGCTAATTTAAAGAATGATTTTGATGATAAGTTAGGTCGTGTTTGTTCTAAGAAAGATACATCTTTATCTGAAACCGGATATAAAGCTTTAAGTTTAGGAAGAATATCATTCTTTACAAGTGCTCCTACTATTTCTCTCGTTTTAAATACATCTTGACCACCTTGTAAAGCGTCTTGAATTCTTAACCCTAAAGCACTATCTCCAAATACTCTATCTGCGATGTTAGCAAAAGGTTGGAAGAAAGTTTGTAATATACCTAAAGAATCTGTTGGTTTTTCTAGGGTTCCTAATAAATTTACTGAATCAGCGAGAGTTTGAGATGACTCTTCTGATACTTTATATGTTTCATAAAACGCAGTAACATCATCTTTTGCTTGTACTGCAACATCAGTTTCATTTGGTTTTAGAGCTGTACTTGAATCTTTTGTATCTGGAGCTAATGCTGCATCTAATGTACCATAGATTTTTTTACCAGCTAGTGATCCTACAAGTCCTTCTATTTTTACTCTATCCCCTTTTTTAAAGTTGTCATATCCAGAATCTTCTAAAGCTTTATCTAAAGCTTCATTTTCTCCAAATACCGCAAAAAATTCTTGGTTATCATATTTTAATCCTTCTATTTCTATATTATCAATATCAAATAAACCACTTGGTCCTACGTTAGCTGTAATCTTATTCGTTCCACCTTTAGTGTTATTCTCTTGTATTCTCTTTTTCATATCATCAGATAAAAGAGCATCTACATTTGCATTTGTTCCTATTGTATAATTTTCAAATGTTTCGTCAGTATAATTTTTATCATTAGGTTTAAGAATAGAATCAATACCTATTAAATTATTACTACCATCATATTCTAAAGTAATTTTATTATATTTATTAGTAAGTGATTGAGACTGAAGGTAATCATAATAAGATATTACTTTATCTCCCTCTTTACTATATGGCATTAATTTAAGATAATTGTCTATCATTGTATTATTCCCGGGAAGATATAACATATCTATATATCTATTTTTACCTGGAGTTCCAGCTTTTGCTTGATTAGCCGCTGATAAATAAGTTGACGTGTCTATTAGAGCTTTTGACATTTTAGCGAAAGGTGAAGCGAAACTTGGTGTTCCACCTTCTTGTATCATTCGTAATCCAGCCTGTGTTTGAGGAGACTGTAAAAATGCAGCAAATTTATCTTCGTCAGTTAAAGTTTCATATGCACTTCCTACTTTATTATACATTCCTTCAACAGCTTGAAAAGGTATCCCTGCTATTTGTGAAACTACTTTACCAAAAGTTAATTGTTCTTCAGGATTTGGTGGGTCTTCATTTTTAGTATCGACTTCAGCAGAAGCTTTTATAACTTCTCCTCCAGTTCCTGATTGATTTACAAGAGCTTGCATTTGACCAATAGCATCGGGTTGATTATTATCGAAATCAACCATCATATCATTTCCAGTACCACCGCCACTTTCTGCAATTAATCTAGCTATTTTTTCATTATAAGCTACATCACTTTCTGGTAAAGCTCCCATTCCAGCACCAGCTCCAGCTGACTGTTCAGATTGATATTGATCGTAAAGTTTATCTAAACTTCCATACTTACTAATAAGTTGTTCATTAACGACTGTTTCTAACTCTCCATTATTATCATCTGATAATGTTTTTAACTGTGTAATATCGTCTGTAGCAGTTCCATTAGGATTAAAAAAATTAGCTATTGCCATATAAATTTAAATTTATAAACTCATTCCAGTCATTGCGGCTCCAGCTATTTGAGCAAATGGTGACGTTCCTCCAATAACATTATCTTGTGAACCAGTAGATGACTGTCCATAACTTCTTATAGGTGCCGCTCCCATTATTTGAGATAAGAAACCAAGTTGACCTCTTCCAAATCCTTGCTTTTCTATAAAGTCTTTATACAACTCATTTAAATTAGCTTGGTTAAGAGCCTGTTCTTGTCCACCATATTGCATAGCACCTTGTGCTTCGTTCATTGCCGCTCCTTGTTTTTGTAATTGAAGTCCAGGTATTGCTTGTGCTAATTGACCAAGATTATTCATTCTTATATTTCTATCAGTTTGAAAAGCACCTCTTCCTGATTCAAAACCACCGGCCATTAATGAAGCTGTTAAATCTCCACCAGCTTTCATTTCTCTTTCCTGTGCTAATGCATTTTCAATTACTGCTCTTGATCCACCATAAGCTCCTGCTCCTATTTGAGTAGCATCTCGTCCCGCTCTTTGTTGCCCTGCTATTTCGCCTAAATTTG